GTTGATTTCAATAGATTTAAAGCAAGGGGATTTCGTGGTGGGTCCTCCCCTTACAAGTCTATATTATAGACCACTTATCGGGTAGAGTAAAGACTTTTAACCATAGATTAATATTTAGTAATGTTGAAAGATATGGATACTCTATTTTCTTTTTTATTTAAATTTGGCTCTACTCCATGTTCTAACCAACCAGGAAATAAAATTAATTTACTTTCAATTGGTTGAACGCTGAAACTAGTAGAATTATAACAAGAGTTTTCTTTTACACAGTCACTCCAAACATTCTCCATTACTTGTAAAAAAGGATGTCTAAAGTAGATATTTCCACATTGTTTAGGAGTTTTTAAATAATAAACACCCGAGATTACTGAATTACCGTGAGCATGAATTGTATTATAATCTTTATAATTATTAACATTTGCCCACATACTTGTAATTTTAAAATCATTTTTTAATGGGATTTGATTTATGTATTTTAAAAAATTTTCAATTATTTTGTTATTTAATTCAGTGAAGATAGTTTTTGTTAAATTTAAAGATTGAGATTGCCAGCCAGTAGGATTACTTTTACACACGCCCTTTGATGTTTTTTTTAAATTTAAAATATAATTTAATAATTCTTGATTATTTATATTTAATATTTTTTCATAAAGACTTATTTTGAATATATCTTTCATATTCTTTTAAACCAATTTGGTAGGCCTAAATGACAACGTTTATCAAACATATTGTCTTTAGCTCCAGAAGTTTTACAATTATTGTAGTGTAAAAAAACTTGTACGTAATCTTTGCCTTTAAACTTTTCTCGCCAATGTTCTAATTCACAACCAGAATAGACTAACATATCCCCTGGTTTTAAATCTACTTTAATACCTTTTTTGCCAACTTCTCCTGATGGTTCTAAATAGATTGGCCAATCATCTCCACCTAAATTCATAGTAGTAGATATCTCACAACTGAATCTATCTTTGTGTCTTTTAAGAATATCACCTTTTTTATATATTCTAGCATATGTATAAGCTGGATATAATTTTAATCCTGTAGCCTCTTCCATTTTAGGTTGGCATTTTAACATTAAAGTTTCCATAGCAATATTGGAGTATTGACTATAAGTATTTGGTATTTGATCATTTTGATTTTCATATTGACCTATTATATTTTCATAAGGAGAAAAATATCTTGTTTTCATACAAGTATCATAAACTTGTTTCTGCATTAAAAAATAATTTGCAACAAAATTTGCTAAGTCTTTTGATATTGCTTGACGAATAACTTTATACTTTTTGTTTTTAAAGGACATCTTTTACAATTTGCTTTGGAACAGCTTGAATATTAAAATGTATAAATCTAAATGGTTCTTTTCCATGGTCTACAATAAACTCATGTTCTAAAAAACCTGGAAATATTATTAGTGTACCTGGTGTAGGTCTAAAATTAACTAGATCATTACCATTATGTACTTCTTTTTGATTTTCTTTCATTTTTAATTTTGTAGCTCTAGCACCTGTTCTAGGTTCGTGAAATACAGGATAAGAAGTTTTATCACTGCATTTTAAAAAATAAAAACCTGATACATGTTGATTCCAATGTACATGTGCTGAATGATGACCGCCACCTTTTTTTGCAAACTCTTGTACCCAAAATTCATTAAGTATTAGTGTGTAAGGAGATAAATCAAAACCTTGAAAATCTAAAAATTCTGAAGACTTATTGCTGATGTAATTTCTAAAATCTAAAAAATTATTATCACCTGTTAAAGAATTTGAATGATAACTTCTCCCAAAATCACCAAGTTTTTTTATGTATTCTTTTGCCTCAGGTGTATTTTTGCTTTTTTTAATATATTTGTCAGTAGCTTTATTTAAAGATTTTACAAAATCTAATTTATTATCTACCCATATAGGTGTTTTAAAAAATTCTTGTTTTATCATATTATTTAAATGGATACCCAAGATTCCACATAACTAATGAGTATCTAGTTCCTTTCGTTACAGGTTTAACTCTATGCCATACAAATGATGGAAAGACAATAATACTTCCTTTAGGCAATATCTCTTTTGCTTGTTTCAAATGTTTAGCTTCTTCTCTCATATGTGGATCATAGTTTCTAAAATCAAATTCTAATTCACCTCCTTCATATTCTGAACCATCTGTTAGTTGACAAGTCATAGATAATTTTCTTATCTTACCATAATCGGGACCTTTTTTTTCATAAGGTTTATCCCAACTATCACAATGCCAATCGTAATATTGATTAAGTTTATATTTTGTAAATTGACAAGATTCACTTCTATTCCATTCAAAATTCCAACCAGCATTTTTATTTGCTTTATTAATATACGGGTGTAATTCTTTATAAATCCAATTATCATTTAACCAAACTAAATCAGAATTTCTTTTTCTTTTCATATCTTTTATTTCATCTTTAGTTAATTCTTTATCATCATATCCACCAGTCCTTGCCATAGTTTCTGATTTAGATAATCCGTATTTTATAATATCATCACAAATTCTTTCAGGTATTGCGGATGTAAAATACCAATAATGATTAGATATATTCATATGTAATAGTTTGAATAAAATTAAAAGAATTTTTATTATTATTTGAAATGATGTACATATTAGTTGATGGAAACATTACAAACATATTATTTTTGAGTTCTACATCCCAACTTCTTCCTTTACGTCTGTTATCATCGTAATAAATCCTAACATAACAATCTTTTACATCTACACCATATAACAATGTAAAGTCTGGAGAGTTTTTTAAATCTACAGGATCAATAGTATATAGAGGTAAAGTTATTTCTTGTTGATGATAAACTTCTCCATAAGTTTGTTTTTTTATTAAATTAATATCGTATTTAGCTTTTATATGCTCAGATATATAAGTATATAATTTGTCTAAAGTTTTAGAAAAAGGAAATTGATTATATGTTTTGTAATGAAATATGTCTTTAGTAAGAATTGTTTGATCTATTTCAAAACCTTCTGGCATTGAAACATCTCCGTAATATAAACTTTGCTCTGATAATACTTTCTTCTGCATAACTATAAAATATATAACAGTTATATATTTTAATACAAAAATGTCAATTATGCTAATTGATTTATTAATTGCCAACCAGTTGTATTATCTGCTTGATGTTGAGTTTCATTCCAATCATAGACCCAATCGTGAGTACCAGCATCATTTTGTAAAGTTTGTTCTGCAGTTAATTCAGGTGCATCACCTATTGGTGAATCCCAAGCTGCAGTAGTTGTATTTTTTACCCAAGATGCAAAAGGTGCGGGAGGCCAAAAAATATTATTAGTGCTATCCCATTTATAACCTATTGCTGCGTAATTCCCTCTAAGAGGTGTACCACCATTTGAATGTTGATTATTTTTTGTGTTGAAAGAAGTTTGAATCCATAAATGCGCAGGCCAATTATTGTGTTGTTCTAGATAAGTTTGTCCTAATAATTCTTCTTCAACACCATTAGCATTTAACACATCTGAATTATTTACAGTCAATACATTTAAAACTTCGTTTTGTTCTGATATTTTTGCAAAATGTGCCATATTATGCTGCCACCAATCTATATCTTATAATTACTATTCCAGCATCACCATCTCCACCCTGCGTTCCACTTTGACCAAAACCACTATTAGGCCTATTAGCTATTGGAGTTGAATTCGGATATTCAACAAAGGATTTACCACCAGTGGAATATTTTGTATCTGTTCCATTAATACTATTTGGAGCACCATTATCTACTCTAGGGGGACTGCCTGCTGAAACAGCTCCTCCTCCTTGTTGTTGTTCAGTTCCAGGTGCATCACCTCCAGGTACACCGGGTGCTCCGGGATTACCTTGAGGGGGACTTACAGGAGGTGAATTACCTGTTCCTCCAGCTCTATTTGATCCGGGAGTACCTGCACTTGAAGCTCCTCCAGAACCACCAGCTTGACCAAAACCTCCAAAAGGGCCTCCGGCTCCTCCACCGCCGCCTGCAGCTGATAAACTAAATGCTGATGTAGTTCCTCCTTGAGAACCCGGACTAAAGGCAGCTGGACTACCTGGAAAAACTGCTCCCGCTCCTCCTGCTCCTATTACAATTGGGTAAGATGTAACTGTTGCAGTCACTGCAGGTGCTTGAAGTGGTGCTGGACCGCAACCTGCAGCTCTATAGCCACCTCCACCACCTCCACTTCCATAGCCAAAACCATAGCCACCACCTCCAGCTACTATCAAATATTCTAATGAGTTATCATCACCTAATGCATTTACTGTAAAAGTACCAGGCCCTGTAAATGTATGAATTTTAAAATCTCCGGATTCTGTTATTGTTCCACCTGTAGCACATATAGATAAAAAAGAGCCTCCACCAGCACCAAATCCGCTTACTGATCCTGCTCCAAATGTTGATTTTAAAGGCATCTTTCTTATCTCCTTATGTTATGCAAACTGCGTTTGAGCTGCTAACACTGTGAACGTTGCGCTTGCAG